ACCACCAAAGATGCTACCAGATACAAGAGCGTTAAAAATGTAGCTGCCAGTATCCACATACGTTTCAGTTTCGTCAATCTCTGATGCCAGTTGTGTGTATTCTCCACCAATTTCTTTTACAATATCTTTTAAGAAATCCATTAGTTAAAAAAAGAATCAAGGGTTGCTGTTTTTGTAACCTCCCATCCAATACAATCAAGAATTGATTTGAGAGGGTCTAAAAATGCTTTCTCAAATTGTAACTCATAATCTATGTATTTGTCAAGGTTGAGTTCCTTTGGGAATTGTTGAATAAAGGAAATGATGTTTTCGTGAATTGGATTTGGTTTTTTCAAATAACAAAACTTAATCTTTTCACCATTATTGATTATTGAATATTTATGAGAGAGTTTTTTCTCCTTTACATAATAATTATATAAGAGAGCACCACGAACGTGAATGGGAGTTCCTTTTGAATATATTGTTGCTGGAGATTGATACTTCTGAACGTCTGATACCGAGCGGGGGAAAGATATTTGCTCTGGTGGAAGTTTTTCAAACTTTTCACGACATTTTTCAATATAAGCAATCACCTCATCTTCTGTTCCACTCATCATCAGTTTCAGAGCATCCTTAATCATTTGACGACAGGGTGCTGGTGTAGAAGATTTGACTGCCTCAATACCCATCATTTTGAGTTTGGGTTCTTCATATCGCACACCTTCACTATCCCAGACATTGAGAATGTATCTTTTTTTAGCAGTCCAAATTCCACGATCAGCAATATTCTCACGTTTCATTTGCATCTTTTGATCATATGCATTTACATAGTTGGCCAGTTCTTGGTAGCAACCTTCAATATACTTCTCAAGTTCCACCTCACAGATCTTATCAAGGAATGTGACAATGCTCTCAGTAGTTTTCTTTCTTCCTTTGTATACATCTTCAACCAAAGGACCCAAGTTGAGGTAAATACTATCAGTGTCAGAAGCAATAACATAATCAACTCCATCTGTCTTAAGAATTCTATTTAAATATTGATTCATTTTATTTTCAATCCAACGAATCGCAACCTGCCCACTTAAAGTAATTGCCTCGGCATTTTCAAGTTTATAATATCGGAAGTATTGATTACCTACGGCACCATAAGCAGAGTTCAAAGAAATCTTCTTTGCCATCTGAATATTATTACATCGGGCAATTTCTTTAAGTAATTGTTTATCTTTGGTTTTTTCGTATTGTTTTTTTGCCTCAATCATCTTCTTCTTAAAGATGACACGTTCGTTATACATTTTTTCCATTAGTTCAGGAAGAAATCCACGAACATCCTTGCGATACATTGCACCATTTGCACATACTGCATAATCCTTATATTCTTCAAAATCAAGTTTTTGATTTAAGATTTTATCTACCGAAACCGTTGGATGACGTTTATCAATCAAAGTTTCAGGTGAAATATTAAATTGCATAATCAAATGTGGATATAGGGAGTTTAAGTCAAAATTGACAACCCAATCATATATTCCAGGTTTTGGTTCTTTTACATAAGCACCGGCATATTTTTCATTCTTGGAAGAACGATTTTTTTGAGGAATAACAATATTTCTTTTCTTCAGGTAATTGTAAATGATATTATCCCACATACGAACCTGATAGAATACATCAGTAAAATTGACTCGGGCATCAAATGCCATCGTCAGTGCCAATTCAATCAGTTTCATCTTGTCTTCCAATCGGTCAACAAGTTCCACGTCAACAATATTATACTCAATAAACTTCTGCCAGTTTTTAGTATAAAACTCTTTGAAGGTTTCATACTCGGAGTGATCTAGTTTTTTCTGTCCAAGTTCAACTTCGGCAATATAATCCAACCGATAAGATTCTTGTGTCTTATAAGTAAATTTCTTATAAAGATCCATATAATCAAGTTGAGTCACTCCACCAATATCAAATGTCGTATGTTTACGTCCATTAATAAAGACCTCACCTTCACTCACAAGTCCCCAAAGAGACATTCTCTTCATCAACTTTTCACCAAGAACACGATTTAGTCGTTTACAGATATAAGGAATATCATAGAGTTGTAGATTCCATCCCGTCACAATTTCGGGAGTATTATCCATCCAATACTGAATAAAAGTGTTTAGAAGAGCAAACTCTGATTCACAATAATGATAAATCAAATCACTACGATTGTGAGTAAATGGTTTGACTCCCCAACTCACAATCTTCTTTGTGGCATAATCTTGTATGGTAATCGCAAGAATTTCTTCCGAGCAGGACTCAACATCAGGGAATCCATTTTCAGAAGCAACCTCAATGTCTATGGTTACAAGTTTGATTTTGTTAATATCAAACTTTATCTCTTCCTCAGAATACTTATCTGAGATGTATTGATAAATGTATCTTTCATTTCCATAAATTTCAAATCCATCTACATTCTCATACTTCTTCAGAAACTCACGACAATCTTTTACAGTTCCCGGTTGAACCGCATCAACAACCTCACCAGATAATGTTCTGTATTTGCTTTCCTTTTTGGATTTTACAAAAAGAGTTGGTTTAAATTCTTCTCTAAATTCAATGTGCTTTCCATCTTCATATGCCCGAACCAAGAAATAATTTCCAATTAACTGAACATTAGTATACCAACGCATTATGCAATTAAGTCCTCGTATTTTTCAAGAAGAGTAGGAGTTGGATCTGCAAGAGTTAAGATTTTATCAGAACTTATCATAAAGGTGTCTTGCTTCGTAACTTTGTGTAAAAGTGCTTGTAGTGTGTGTTCACCTTCCTTATATTCAGTTACAATATGTGGATTTATCAGTTTACAATCTGGTTCTCCAATATCTGCACCAATCTCTTCAATCTGTGAGATTAATATTTGATTGTTCACCATCAACAGAATCTTTATCATCTTTTCCATAATTCATTACGTCCTCAATGTACATTTGTGTTAGTCGGGCAATTGGTTCAACAATCGTCACAACCCAATCCGAAGGAACTGGTATGACTTTATCAACCGTTAATGGCATCCAAGGATATAAAGATACTTGAAATGCTGATTTTTTTTGTTCTTCTGTGGATTCTTCGGTCAGAAGAGTCGGTTCTCGCATTTTTACAATACAAGGTTTATTTAGAAAATATCCGATTACGTGACGATTTTCATCTTCTCCAGAAACCATCTCTGAAATATCTGCGATTAAATCTTCTCCAGATTTTAAAAGCAAAAGTTTTACTGTCATTTACACTCCATATCTCCTCTTATTATACACAAAAAAAGGGGAGGTGTCAATCTGGGTTTTGCCAGATTACCTCCCGTATAGGCAACAATAGTTAATGGGTGGCCCCACGCAATACTATTTAGAACCAGACTTTCTTTTTCTGATGCTCTGGAATAATGCGTGTGAGTTTAATCACAAGTAGTCCATCATCAAACTCAACTCCGGTGACTTCTACATCATCAGAAATCGTCCATACTCTGGTGAATGATCTTTTTGCAAGTCCCTGATGTAAATATTCACCATCTTCTGTGGAGTCTTTTTGACCTTCCACAAATAACTTATTGTTTTCTGTATAAACAGAAATTTCTTTTTTCTTAAATCCTGCAAGAGCAATCTCAACTCTTGTGGCAGTATTACTTTCTTTAACTACATTATATGGTGGATAGTTTGACTCTGTTTGATGTAGAGAGTTAAACCGATGAATCCATTCATCCATACCAATAGAATATTTGTCAATATCATTGAGAAACTTCTCAATGTTTCCAGCATTATATTTTGCGAGTGTTGGGTACATAATGGTTCTCCTTAAAAGCAAGAGTGTGTAAATATCAGACCCGAAGCATCTGATATTACTAATTATACACCAATCATAAAAAAACGGGGTAGTGAACCCCGTATGATTTTATTCGGTTTCTGCTGTCTTTCCCTTTTTACCAATATTATACTTCTGTTCTAAAATCCAATCACTTTTGTCCTTGTATGCTAGTACTTTGATTTGATTGAGGGGTGCAATATCCAATATTCTGTCTTCATCTACGACTGTTACAAGTCCCCAATCTAAAAGTAAACGAACAATACGATTTCTTCTCTGAACATCGTTTACAGTCAGATTTGCGTGTTTACCATCAAGAGCAAACAACTCTTTGAAATGAACAATAAAATATCTACCTTGCTTATGAAGAATGTGGCAAGATTGATAGAGTTTTTTCTCTTTACGAGATGCCACTCCAATACGTGTCAAAGTTTCACGAACCTTTAGGAAGTCGTCAGGCTCATTCAAAATCACTTCTACCATTTGGTCTTGAGACCATTCAACGATAGGTTCTATCGTATTCATTTTGTTCCTCCAGTATCAAGTCGTTGTTTAATAAAGTTAATCTGATCTTTTGATAAAATTTTCAGTGCCTGAGATGCCTTTTCATTACTATATCCATAGTATTGTTTTATACACTCCAAGTCCTTGACTTTATCTTTATGGAGCCAGGGAGAAAATCTCTTCCGTTTCCTTACAGTATTTAGATAAAATGAATATTGCATATCTTTATCTAAAGAATGGTGAAGATTCATTTCATTTGTAAAGAGAATACAATCAATACTTCCAGATAAACATTTGTTAATAATGTAGGGCAAATACTCACGAATACTATCAGAATCAGTTTCCATAATATTGTTTTTTGTCTGATTGATAGAGTTTAACCAATCTTTAAGTTCAATCATCAACTAATCCCTCACTTTTTAATTTATTATAATTATAGCATCCATCAAAAGCAAGTTAAATTTTTGGATTTTTGTCATAAAAATCCTCCAAGGGTCCTACTTTTTCAGTTGGATAATTTGTCACTAAAAGTTCCACTTTTACATTATCTTCAGTACCTTTTTCTCCACGATGCGCCATAGAGTATCGCAATTTCCATTCACGAAGATAATAATCCTTATATAAATCAAGAAGTTTTTCGTTTACATTATAAGTAATCATAAACTTATGAGGACACTTGTATACATTTTTTGCAAAAAGATCATGATCAAAAGATTTGTGCATCTCACGATTTTTTCCATATAGGAAATCTTTAATATCATATGGAGGATCTAAAAAGACAAATACATCATTCCCATCAGCATTCATTACTTCAGAGTAATCAATATTTGTAATCTTCCAATTTTTCATCAGTTTAGAAAACTCTTTAAGTTTTTCAATACCTACAAATGAAAAATTAGAACGAGAAGCAGTTGGTGAAAATGTGCTATTCTCAGTCAACCCAGAAAAACTACATTTATTAAGAATAAAAAAACTTACTGCTCTTTCTAATCCATCTTGGTTATTAATGTCTATTCGAGTTTGGTTGAATAATTCTTTATGTGCTTCATCTTTCTTATCTTGAGTCTCAAAGCCAGAAGATTTACTTTTAATTTCTTTTAGTCGTTCAGAAAGTTCTTCTCCATTATCCCGTAGTTGAACCCAGAAATTATATAAAGGAACATAGAGATCATTAATCCAAATAGGAATATCTGGATATGCCTGAGTAGTATAAAAAGCAACAGAACCTCCCCCAATAAATGGTTCACGATATTCTTTGAAGTTTTCTGGATACCAAGGTGCAAGAGTCTTAGTTGCTTTAGATTTACCTCCAGGATAACGGAGACAAGTTTTTAGAGGGAAAGTTTTGAGTTTCATTTAAAATTACTCTCAATCATAATTTCGGTAAGAGCAGCAAGTAAGTTAATCTCTTGGTCTGCTACAAATGCTGATTGGTATTGATATTTTGCCACAATAAGAACACAAGCAGCAATACTGGGACCATCCAGATGTTCATATAGAGCATCATACACCATACGAAGAATACTACTGGCATCATTATCAAGATTGGCAGCAATCCATTTACGAACTTCCGGAAAGTTCTTTTCTTTGAGATGTTTAATGAGATCATTTACTTTAATGTCAGAGAAAGTAGCAAGAATGGCAGAATCAATGCTACCAGATACAGAATAACGTT